TCTTCAGATTGTTTGAATTTCACAGTATTGACTTCTTTTTCGAGAACTTCCTTCTCTCCAGTTTCTTTGTTTTCTACCATTACTGGACCAAAAGCGCCCATGACTTGAATATTTTCTCGCCCAAACGATACATAATCTGTCACATCTGCAAACGCAATATCCATGTACTTTTGAAAGATATCTTCCTGCTTTAACAGTTCCCTGTTCATATGATTCTGCTTTAGCTGTTCAATCTCTTTTCTGATCACTTGATTCTTCATAAGCCTGCTTCCTAATACGGCAGCAGATGCATAAGTACATCCTGGATAAGCTTTCATGTAAGCTTTCGTGTAATTAAACATCCTAGATTGATACAAACAAAAAAGCTGCTGCTGATCGGTAAGTTCATCGTTAATTACAACTTGACTTACATCCTCTGCAACGGCTTCTTTTTTGTGTGCACCCTTTTTATTTTGTGTGCACCTCTTTTGGATGCATTCTGTCTTTTTGTTCCTCGACCATGCGTATCGTTTCTTCCACGATTTCACAGTGTTCATTGAGACCCCATACTTGGTAGCGATGTCTTTGTATTTCATTCCTGATACATAGTCAGCTTCTGCCAGTATGTAGTTTTTTTCTTCACTCAATCGCTACCACCTTCTTTCCTATAATTCGTGAATGGACCTCCAGGGACTCGAACCCCGGACCGATCGGTTATGAGCCGACTACTCTGACCTACTGAGCTAGAGGTCCTTAAATTTATGCACGAAAAAAGCACCCGAAGGTGCTTAATTCAATATATTTTGAGATTTGATTAACCTTTTGTTGTACGCGCAACTCCTAATATATTAGAAATTGCATCTTGTAATACTCGTGAATAATTAATTCCCGCTTTATCGGCTTCTACACTCATCCAATATGGAATTGTACAGTTTTTCTTAACTGCTTTATTATCCACTCTCTTTCTGTACTCTGTAAAGTCTACATCTACAAGTGTTACTGTGTCTCCTGCTTCTACATTTTGAGCTTTTGAATTTGGTTCTGGAAGACTTTTTTTCTCATCTTCCATATCAATCCCCATCAATCCAATAGCATCTCTGGCCATTTCCATAGCCTCTGCTATTGTATCGCCTTCTGTAGCGATATCAAAATCAGGGATTTCTACATAATACCCTTCTTGATCCGGTTTTAAAATAACCGGATACGCTACTTTCTTTGCCATGTTTCCATTCCTCCTAAAATCTTGCCGTTTGATCCTTTTTTCATTTTTGTTTTTCATGAATCCACCAAGTCTGGGGCTTAAAGCCCCAGTTTCTTGATAATAGATTTAGCTAATCGCTCCTTAATCTCTGGATGTCTTGGAATTGGCTCAATTCTGTTACCATCTGTATATAGATCATGGTTCCCACCATTCCGTTTTAAATACCATCCATTTTTTTCAAGGAGTTTAATCAAATCTCTTCTCTTCATGAAAAACTCTCCTTTTTTTAGTTTATATGTTTATTATACGTACAAAATGCGTATAAGTCAATAATTTTATGCGTATTTTGTACGTATTTTTATTAGCAAGAAAAAGGAAATTTATGAAGTATCGCTTCATCTAATCGCTCTAGCCTATATATTAGCCTATTTTTTGCGAACGTGACCGAACATTTTCTAATTTTCTTGAAAAAATCTTGTATTTCTCATTCTACAGCTGTCTTCTGTATAGGCTACTCTTCTCTTTGGATGCAACTGATTCATCCTGTGTGCTACCTGCAGCCACGTCATGCCGTCAATGTAATAAAATCTAAACATCATTCTTAGTTCACTCTTCTCAATGCTATTTATATATTCTTCCGCTTGATTCATGAGTTCCAGAAGTTCATTTTCTTTTTCGATCAACATAGCTTTTCGCTTATTAAGCAGCAGCTTCTTTCTGCTAAGTTCTGGTACTGGCATACCCTCAACAACAAAGTGCTGTATTCCACCCATGCCACCGCTTACTGTGTCTTTTACGGTTCCTTCTTCCTCAATCCTGCTGATCTGCTTCTCTGTTTGCAAGATTCTTTTTCTTATATCTTTTACTTCTTCAATCATGTCTGTGTATTGGATCAGTACGTTCTTGCCCACGTTCTCCCCTCCTGTTACGATTTATTATCTGCTGCCTTATCCGGTCTGTCATTTCCTGATACTCTTGTTTGTAATGCGCCCGATCGGCACAAATGCCCATGCAGATTATCTCTGCACAGGCTTTGCATGGATCTACCATATCTTCTGTTCTCTCGTCATATCTCATCCCTCTCTTTCGCTGCACTACAGAGTGACATCACTGCCACTCCTGCAACTGCTCCGATAAATAATCCGCTCAAAAATCCAATGATCATAAATTATCCCTCCATCATATTTTCAAATCTGTATTTTTGTTTTGCATCTGGATATTTTTCATGATCCACTTCGCTCATGAACATCTCTAATGGCCTAGCATACATTCTCTGCATCTCTCTTATATCTGAATATATTACAAATAATTCATTTGTTTCTGTATGACGAGCCACTGTAATAACAACGTACAAACTTCCTTTAAAGTGTTTGTATACTTCATATGCTTTCGGCATGTGTCGTCCATTTAGCATTTTCGCCACTCTTTCTATTTTCTCTATTGTCTTTCCCATATTCTTAACGCTCCTTTATTCCAAGTGGAATGTTACATTCTGCATGATTGATCCCAGTATCAAAAATTTAATAGCTTGATAGCAATCTTTTTTTTCGGTCGGAATAAAAATAAATTCCATAACATACGATTGTTAGTGTTAAACTTAATACTTTTACAGCATCTTTTGTTGTTATCATTTCTTACTGCCCCCCCCCACATCGTAAATCTCACATGATACTACTTCGTTTCCTGTTCCGTTATCTGTAACCTCAACATCCACGTCATATCCGGAATCCACCAGAGCATCGATGATGATACTCTGGATGGATTCTTCTTTTGTGTGGATGTAGGCTTTTCCTAATCTTTGTCTTACTTTGCCCATTATTCTTCTACCTCTACACCGAAAATATATTTTAAAATTCTTTCTCGCCCAACTGCTTCAATTGCGTCACGAGCAATAGGAGCTGATGTAAAACATGTAGCTGATTCGTCTTGAAATATTTTTAAATCTGTTTGTCCAATATCTTTTGTATCATGTTTAAGTGTCAATCCAAAATGTCTGTTTTTTAAATCCCACGCTTCCTTTTCGGGATCATTGTGCTCTAATGCGTATCTTTTCAGTTCTGCTTTTGCCTTTGCTCTTTCTAATGCAAAGCACACTTCCTCTTTCGTTTTATATACATTCCCAATTTCAAATCGTTTATGATCGACATGGGAATCACCCCAAATATCTGTATCTGCAGTGGCAAAATCGTTTATGAAATAATATTCTTCGTTGTTTTCTGGCTTCCACACGCGACTTTCCTTACTCGGTTCTTCACTCGCTTTACTTAACAGTTTTGTAAACTGTTCTCTTTCTTCTTCGGTTAAATTATCTAAATGTATTGTAATTTGTTCATTCATATTCTCTTCTCCTTAACTTTCTTTAACAATTACTTGATCTTAATGACTCTCTGTCCTCTATCGTACTGACTAAGTATCTGTTCTAGTGTTTTCTCTGCTTCCTCTCTTGTATTACATATCTTAACAGTTTTAGGCATACCTCCTGTCATGTCACATTCAACATAGTATTTCTTTTCTTTATCTTTGAACTGATGTTTGTAAATCCATATATCTCGTATACATTGCGTATTCAAAATCGTTTTATCTTCTGCTTGTATCAACATAGATCTTCACTATCTCCTTTCCTTCTTAACAAAAATGAAATTCTAACTGCTCCGGCTCCGGTTCCCACTTATCTTCCCATCTTACTCCGATGTAATCTAAGACACGTCCCCATCCGAATCGTTCTCCTGTTTCTGGATCTGTGCAACATCGATACATCCAGAACTCCCATTCTTTTTCGTTGCGTTCTCTTAACATGTCAAATCGATGTGGTCTTTTCTCGAGATGCACTCCGAATCCACACATCGAGCATCCTGTTCTTTGTGCTTTTGTCGTATACAGCGTTCCATCTGCTTTCCTTGCGATTTCTCCATAGATTTCTGGCACTGGAACATCAAGATCTAATGCAAGTTGCAGTAAATCTTGTCGTAAGAATGGTGCAAATGGTGCTGATCGGATTACCGACTTTCCAAAATAATTGCAACCATGCTCTACTAATGCTTCTTCTCTCTGTCCACCTTCACTTGCCATAAGTCCCAGGAATGGTGCACTGTTGTTTTCTTTTGCGTATATTTCACACGGCTTTTCTTTCATGTATAAACAACACTTATTACTTACTTTGAACGGTGCAATCTGATAATTCACACCTTCATTCTCGTTTTCGTATCCTGCGAACAACTGCAGCCATTTTCTTGGCAGTTTCATTCGGCTGTTCTTTGCAAAATGTCCTTGTGCTCCACATTCTCCAGTTATAATCGCATGTCTGACTGTCTTATTGCGATCTGTTGGATTCTGTAATGTGTCAATTCGTCCTGCAATCTTCTTGCTGATCACTGGAAAACCAAACTCTTGTAAGATTTCTGTCTTTGGTTTTCCTGGTCGCAATGATATTACTCCAAGCTGCTTATGTACTTTGATAATGCTTTTATCTTCCAAGGATGATACTGATACTGCAGGTACATCGATCCCCCTACTTCTTAAAAACATCAAAAGCACGATACTATCCAAACCGCCTACACTTACATGTGCATTCATTCCTCTGCGATCAAGTTCTTGTATAAACTCTCTTGCTCTTAATTCTGCTCTTCTTACTTTCACTTCGTATGGCAGATTTTGCTGTGTCGTAAAGATGGCTTTTTGTCGTTTCTTTTGTTCTTTCCAGTCATCGCTCATCTGCTTTTTTCTCCTTCTCGCAATAAATGCAGCTCTTATCACACTTGATCCGAACCTTTAACTTCTGCTGCTTGTCCGGACACAACTTCATCTCATTGATTCTCTTGCCTGTGATCTCACAGATGTAGCCTTTAAATTCTTTCTTGTTTACCATACTGCCACCGCCTCATGTAAATGTTCTCTTAATACATCTGCTGCTTCGTGCTGATCTTCATGTTCCAATAACCTGATCACATTCGGCAATACTCTACGATCTTTATCAAAAGTAATATCTTGATTTGATGCAAGCATTTCTACATTCATGTCAATGTTGTATTTTGTTTTCAACTCCATAGCCATATCCACATATGTCACATAGTGTTCTGCATAACCATCTAATTCAAAATTCCATAAGGTGTTTTTGTCAAACGCTTCTTTGAATCTTCGCAATCTTTTTTCTCCGAAACCTGTATCATGTGCTAATGTTACAAGTACAACTGTCATGGTATTCTGATATATAGTCTCTGCTAAAATCTCGTATGCCCTTTTTAATTTGTCATTATCGATCAATAAGCCAATTCCCAGTGCTCCACGCATCTGCAATTCTTTTTGCAATCCATCAACACCTTTTTCCTTTGCGATACCCAAGGCATATCTCATTCCTGCCATTCTGGCTTCTTGTTCTTTATCAAGCTTCCCCATTCTGATCATCCTTCTTTCTCATCATTGCAATATCATAAATTGTCTGGCAAATCTCCTCACACACCTCTTCTGCATGATCATCTTCTGTAAGCTGCCTTACATATTTCTTTCCGCAAGCAACACATGTTAATCGCCGAATCTGCTCCCATGCACTCCATGCTACGAACGAATTTCCCAATGCATTTGCCATTAACGAATCTGTTCCGGATCCATTTGCATCTCTAAACCATTTATTTCTTGGTTCTTGTAATACTTTCTGTGTATCTTCTTTGCATACACTCTTTTCAAGTTTTTCTAAAACTCTCTTTTCAATTCTATCTACGATCTCTTGTTCTTTTTGCTCTGTCATTTTTATCTCCTTTTACTCAAACCGACCTGCACCAGATCCATACTGGTGCCACGCCGTACATCTCATGTTCTCTTCTTCCTGCTTCTTTAGTCTCTCGGTTTCTCTCTTCTTCTCATCCAGGCACTCCTGCCGGTATTCATCATCCCATTTTTTCAACGTTGGCTGGCTGATCGTTGTCAGCTCTGACAGCTTCTTGTAGCTTATCCCTGTTGAGATGATCAGCCGGACCATTCCTTTCTTGAAATTTTCTTTATATCTCATATCGTTTTCTCAGACAGCTTGGTTCTTTACCTGATACAACGCCTTTATCTCTGATCGCTGATCTGTTATTTTTTGCCCAATCATATAAGGCTCTGTGATTCTTCGTTTTTTGATTTGAAAAATTGTAAAAAACTAAATCTAATATTTGAGAAATTACATTTAAAAGAACCTGAAAAAATATGTTTGGTATTGATTGCTTGGTTAACAGTTACTTGAAGAATCCCTCAGGTAAAGAACCAAACTGTCTGATCATACTCCTTTACTTATTTACTTATGATATCCGGCACAATTGCCTACATAATGCCACTGCAAACCTTCGTGTTTTGTCTCGCCCCCCTGTTATCTCAGGGTAGAAACGCTTATACCACTTCATCAACGTTTTGTGATCGATACCTGATGTTCTGCTGATCTCATTTGTTGACATACCATGTTGGATCCATAACTGTACAACACGTCTTTTAAATCCTTTGCTGTAATCTGCCATCAGTTCTCCTTTCTGCCCACTGCCTTAGGCAGCAGGCTCATGGCTTATACTGGCTGTTTCTTATACGGTTAATAGTTACATGCGGTATATAATTTAGCTCTCCGGCTGATCACTGCCTGCATATGATCCCTTTGTGCTGTTGTTGGTCACTTAAGATCATTCCTAAATTCACAGCTACCACGACTAATACTACGACTTTTTATTAAACAACAATCATGGTTTATAGTGTCTTGCAGGCAGTGATCAACCGGATAGTCTTATTTTTATTACATTGCTGCGAGTAACTTATTGATAAAGTACTGCTGCCCTTTTCCTGTAACTTTCGTGGTCTTGCTGATCTTCGTTGATCCATTTGGCTGATTGATCACTGTTTCCTTGATCTCGAATAGATCCATATCCATTGCTCGTTGCGTTGGCATATTCCAATCAGAGCCTTTTCTCTTGATCAGATAACCATTGCATCGCATCCATTCAAACAGTTTATTTTGCCCCGTCTGTACTCCGTTTTGACGAAGAATCTTAGCCAACTCTCCGATCAGGATAGATGTATCACTCGTGGAAACTGCATCCGCAAATATCTCTTTTGGCTTCATTCTTTCGTTATCCTCAATCAGTATTGCGTTGTCTGATTTGAGCTTGTCTATCGTTTTATCCGCCATCTTCAACGCTCTAGCAAAGATCTGCTCTGGCGTGTTCCATGCTTTCTCGAGATCGAGAAAATACTGTCGGATCTGTTTTCCTTCTGGCGATCTTTGAATCATACAGATCTGTTTTGCCATATCGATAGAAATCTCATATTCTGTTGATGGTCGTCCTCCGGTACTTTCGGACATTTTTGTCCAAAAGTCTTTATACTCTTCAAACCCATATTCACACATTCGATCAATCCATTTCTTGAACGGTGTCTCGATGTGTAACTGTTCATGCAGATTTCTTGCAGATACTGTCGGCTGTTCTGTTTCGTAGTTGACTGCGATCAAGTCTCTAATCTCACTCACGTTATAATTCATCTCCTAACTGTTTCTGTAACAACTGCTGTTCCAAAGAATCAAAATCATGATTTCTCTCGCAATCCAAGTGCGCAGGATTCTTTTTCTCTCTTCTTACTGCTCCAGTACCCCCATTCCGTTCCCAGTTCCGTACTGCTGCCTTCCAGTCTTTCATCTTGTTTTTACCAACCATCCAACCTTTGGATTCGTAAAAGTCAATAAAAACATTTGCATCAACGCTATTGTTCCGCTCTTTGCAATAACCGAAGACTTGCTCGTATGTAGGTGGCGTGAAACGCTTTATATTACTCTTCTTTTCATTCTTTTCATTCTTTTCATTCTTGTTTGTGTGTTTCTGTGACGTTTTGGTGTCGCTTGACTGTCGTTTCAGTGTCGTTTTTTCATTTTCAGAATCTTGGTAAACACTGTAATTTACTATGGTTATGACCGTCTTTTTGGTGTCGCTTTTTACGTGTATCATGGAATCGTTTTCGAGCATTTTTAAAAAGTTCTTAACTTTAGTGTTGCTCCATCCCCATCGGTCGCACAACTTGCGGATGGATGAGACCGTCTGACCACGTTCCACATTTTCAAGCTTTCCATCGATCAAGATTTTTTTCTCACTGTGGTTTACCATAAGTAAGAGATCCATCCAAGCCTGTCCTTTTGAAAATGGTTTATCCTGCCATACCCAGTGATCCGTAAGACTTCTGTATGTCTTTACCCATCCTTCATTCATGTGATCACCTCGTTATTCGTAAATCGTACAGATCTCCATATTTTCTGATGCTGTCAAACTTGATCCCATCAACTATCGTTTTGTGATTGTTGTACTTGTTGGGTCTGTTGTAATTCTTCCAAGCCATTCTCCTGCTCCTTTACTATGATTCCATAAACCTTATACTTCTTCTGGAAAGCTTTCTCTCCGATCGTGTGATCTTCTGTATGATGCGTTCTGCATAGGCATATCTTTCTATAATTGCTGTCGTCTACGGTCCTGCGATCATTTCCCATGCCGATC